CGTCTTTATAGAGAGAAATGCGAACCCAGTTGACATAGTCGGGAGGGAGGACAAAGCGTAGGCTGTCACAGACGCTGAGCTCAAGGACCTTAATCTCTTTCAACGAGTCGTAGTTCAACTCTTGAATGGCACGCTTGGCATGGAACAGAATCTTGTACCGCTCCTCGTTATTAACAAGGGAGTGGTTGCCGTTGTACATCAACAGGAAGTTGTTGACGATGTCCTGCAACGAAACGTATTGGTAGCTGCCCCAGTTTGCGTCTTCAGGTCCTTGAGAAGGATTCTCAAAATGACCGTTCTCGTAGTACTGGTAGTCTGTGATATATGCCATTACTGCTCTTTCTCTTCTGCGTTAGCGTACTGATAGACGTCGCCCTCCCGGATGCTCATGCCAGCCATCTGTAAGATGCGGTAAACCAAGCGGGGCTCATCGTCAATAGGAAGCTCGAAGTCTTGGTAGTCAGAAGACTGGTTGAATACAGGCTCTCCGTTAGCGAGCTCAATGTATGTCCACTTCGGGTCGAAGGGATACCGCACGTATTGAGCTACAACATCGCCTTGAGCGTACGCAGTACCAGCGGGATATAGCGTCACGACCTGACCGGCAGCGGGGTTGTCGATGGTATAGGCAGGGTACTGCGCCGACGGAGCCGTCAGGTTAGAGTTGGCCAGCATAGTGATGCGGCTGTGCGTAACAGGCTCGGCCTCAGCATTTAAGACCAACACCTTGTTGAGCAGGTAGTAGTCGTCACCGGTGGTGGTGGTGCTCGGGGTAAAGAACTGGTTGGCAGAGTTGAAGTCCAAAGGCTTAGACACCGAGAAGATGTCGATGTCCTCGTTGATGCCCTTGGTCATATTGGCGTAGTCCGTGCCAGACATACGCGCGTTCTCGGCGTTGATGGCTTGGTTGAGACCAGTGAAATAGTTCTCGAAAATCTCTAGCTGTGCCTGCTTGGCAAAGAGATTGAAGTCGGATGGAGAAACGTAACCGTAGTTGTTCTTGTTGAGTACCGAGAGTACGGTTTGACGGACTGAATCAATCATTGCCCTAAGATAGCGCCAAACGAAAAAGCCACCCGAAGGTGGCTTTCTCTGGCAATAAGTGATGCGCTTATGCGAGGGCAATACCCGTGATGGAAACCAGTCCACCGGCATCAGAGACCAATCCCGAAAGGGTTACGTCTAAACTAGGGTGCTGCCAAGCAGTGGCCAACACGCTAACTACTGAATCCTGAATACGGTCCCTAACGCTAACGTCGTTAGCAGGCATAGCCGTATGAGTAAGGTTAATTACACTATCGCCAGCAGCGTCATAAGTAATACTCACCGTAGTAGCATCGGCCTGAGTAATAATCATGATGCCCTTAACGGCGACTAGCTGACTGGTTTCACCAGTAGCGGTGACGGGGATAGAGAGATATTTCTGCATGGTTTAAAAATCTACCCCGAAGGTAGTCATTCCTCAAGCAACGTATCGAGGGCGCGGAGGGTGTCAAGGCCCTCGTCGCTAAGGAGATAGGATGTAGCCAAAGCCACAGGGTCCTCACCGAAAGGAATAGTCAGGAGCTTGCGCTTGTTGGCGGGACCGTTGAACCAAATCTCCGTCTTGTTGCGGCGGAAAGAAAGCAAGCTGTCGTCAAAGAACCTTTGAATCTTAGACTGCAACTTCAAGTCTGGGTCGTTGACCACACGAAGGAATGTCTCTGGGTCGCGGCGCACATAGATGAGCATATCGCGGCGCAACTCCGAGGTGGTAAGGCGAGAGGGGTCGACACCCAACAAGATGCGAGAGACGTGCTCAAGGGCTTCGATACTCATGTTCTTGCACTCGACCAAAGCGTCTACCTCGAGGTTAATCTTCTCCACCTCAGCGCCAGCATCGCGCTCCTCATTGACCTCCTCGTACTTACTCCCGTTCATGGGGTGGTAATGGAGGAACTCCTGCAAGACAGGGTTGGTCTTAGGGACGTGGAGGAATCCGTCTTCAAAAATGACGGGCTCGACAATAGCGTTGCCGTCTTGCTCGTCCTCGAAGGGGCTCTTTTGGTTGCGTGCGTAGCGAAGAACACGGTTCTCGTTTCGCTCATCGTCCCAATACAGAAGCGGCTTTCGCTGGCTTCCACGACCGGGAATCATAAAACAAAGGGGAGCGGCGTTTCGTGTGAGACGGAAGGTTTTATCGGTATTCATTTCTATTTTATTTGAAGAGGGTGGATAGTGGGGGCGCCCATTGCGCCCCCAATACCCGGTTAGAATCAGTCGGTGAACAGGAAGAAGTTGTTCGCTCCCAAGACGCACACAGCACGCTCAGAGAGGTAGTTGACTTCCATCGCGTCGAGGTCGCTGGTAGCGGCGCCTCCTGCGGAACCTGTAATCCAAGTCTTATACCGGCGGTCCTCAGTCTCAGAGGCGCGGTAGCGGACGTGGAGGAACGGACGCTTGGCGTTCTTACCCAACACTTGGTCGTAGACCGTAGTGCTTCCAGCAGGAACCAACAAGCCGTTGATGCCACCGTTGGTGAGGTCACCACGCATAGTTGGGTCGTTCAGGTACTTCCAGTCAGACTTGTAGAAGTCGTAACCACGGCGGAAGCCCGTGAAGCCAAGGTTGAGAGCCATCTGCTCGTCGTTGTCGAAGAGACCGTAGCTAGTACCGCCGGCACCGTAGCTGTTTTGAGCAGCCAACATGTCGTCGATAGCGAAGCTGAAGTCCCGGTCAACGAAGATGACGTTCTCCTCAATCGAACCCTGCTTATCCAAGCGAGAGATGATTGCATCGAAGTCAGCCAAAGCAGTTGGGATACCGCCAGACCAGAGGTTGCCACGATTCTGAACAGCGTAGAAAACGCCTTCGGAACCAGCGCCTGTAGCGCCTGTAGCGGCTCCATTGCCCAATACACCATCGGCACCTGAGCCCTGCTCAGCAGGAACAGCCTCAATCATAGCTGTCTCGAGGTAGTCGTCAAAGCGAAGACGTGTCTCGTGCTCGGACTTCATGTACCACAAGTATCCGGAAGCTCCGTTCTCGGTGGTCACCTCAACCCATCCAATCTGAGCCATGTCAGAACCGTTGACTGCATACTTGTCCTTGAGGATGATTGGCTTGTTCTCGAAGATGAAGTCGTCAGCCTCGAGAGACTCAAGCATTCCGTTGGTACCCTTCTTGAACTCAGAGCCGTAAACCATAACGGTGCATTCAACACCGTCAGCCATAGCTTGACCAGCAGCTTCATAATAAGCTACAGTGAAAGTAGAGGTTCCATAGTTAACAGCCGTTACAACAGCCTTGTTAGAACCAGTACCGGTATTAGCCGTAATGAATACAGTCTGACCAACGCGGATGGCGATGCCTCCTGTGCCACCAGTGGTTACTGTACCAGCGGGGACGAGGGCGTCACCGACCACAAAATCTGAATTAGTAGTACCAGCAGCCGTAGGGACGCATTTGGTGTACTTGGTGTGGAGACGACCTTGCTCAGCCCACTTGATGAGGTCTGAGTTGGTGGGCATCTCTGCTCCAACCATACGCATGAATCCCGCAACGGTGCGGTTGCCATAACGCTCGAACTCCTTCTCGTAAGTATCAGGGAGATACTGGTTGAGGAAGTCGAAGTTGGTGATATAGTTGGTTGCAACTGGAACCCGCTCTGCGCTGGGTTGCAAATTGAATCCGGGGGTTGCATTTACTGAACCTGCCATGTTTTCTTATGATTTGTTTCTTGAACTACGAATTTTGAGCCCCCGACCCGAACTGGGTGCGACGGCACGAACTTTGAATTCCCCCTTAGAAACAGCTTGGGGAACGGGACGCTCGGACATGTTGATGTTTTTTGTCTTGCGCATCACGTCATCCACCGCAGCCGCCTTGCCTTGCTCGTAAAAGAACTCAGCAAACTTCTCGGGGTTCATCGCGACAGCCAAAGACTTGTGGTATCCCTTAGCGTCCTTGACTAAGCCTTGCTCATCCAGATACTTGTTTAACCAAGCCTCAGGGGTTTGCTGCAACTTCTTCAATTCACCACGGTCACCGGGAGAATACACATAGGATTTGTCGTTGAGGTTGAACTCAAAGCCCTTGAACTGTTCACTGAACACCTCACCAGTCTTTTCGTCAAACCACTCCTTCCTGCGCTTCTGCTCCTCTTGGTACGTCTTCGCCTGCTCAACATATTGCTTGTACTCTTGGTACTCCTCGGAATTCTCCAGAGAACCTACGCCCCTTGACTCAAGAGGTGCTTGGTATTTCTCCTTCTCTTCTTCGAAGTACTTCCGTGCTTTAGCAACAGCTTTCTTCTTGGCTAATTTAGCCTTTTTAATATCAACCTCATCGTCGAGGTCTTCATCAAACTTATAGTCCTCCAT